GCGCGACATTGGCGGCCGACTGCACCAGCGTCTCGCCGCTTGTGAACGGTCCCGACAGGCCGGAAAGGACCAGATAACCCGCCGCGCTCGATCCCCAGTCACCGCTCTGGCGAATGACGCGGCGCACCGTGGCGACAGCGCCGGAACTTGCGCCCGAGATATTGACGCCCTCGGCAATCTCGACCAGCCCCTGATCGAACAGCATCAGGGTGCCTAGCGTAACCTGAACCCAGCCAGCCGCGGTCGCGCGCCACATATCGCAATAGGTCGCGCCGACATTATCGCGCCAGGCATAGATGATACCGCCAAGCTCCGCGACACCGCGCACCGGGCCCGAGCCCGGCACCTTGGCGATGAGCGAGCGCTGATAGTCCTGAGCCGCCTCGGTGTACGTCTCGTCGAGCGCGGCGGTATCGGCGCTGTTCTCGGCTGCAGGGCCAGCCGCAAGCGCGCGCAGTGTTGCCGAGGCTAGCAGCTGCTCGTTGTCCTGAAAGGTGCCGCTGACATTGCCCAGCACCAGCGTACCGGCGCCCGTGCCCGACCAGTTGCCGGTGAAGCCCACTGGCTCGAGCAGAACAATCCCGGTCGCGCCGGACGTGCCGCCAGTGATCGTCATGCCTGCGGTGATCGCCGACACGCCGGTATCGAAAGGCAGCAGCCAGTAAGAGCGCGACGAGGGCGAGCCGCGCCCGTCGAATCGCTCGTAGCCATCAACGCGCCCATAGCCTTCGGCCAGCGGCTCGTAGTTGAATCCCGAGCGCAGGCGGCCAGGCGGCAGTGCCAGCGCCGCGCTGACCACATCGAGGCCGCCCGCGAAGGCAAAGGATCGATCCTGCATCACAGCGTGATCGCCTCGTCCCGGTCATTGATCAGGTCGCGCAGGCCCTGCGTAAAGTTGCGCTGCGCGGTCTGGATCTGGATGGTCGCCTCGTCGTTCTCGGCCAGCAGCAGCAGAGCCTTCCACACGATCGTCATGTGGTGCTGTGCCGCACAGCGCGGAACATCGGTGTCGGCCACCAGCGTCTGGGCACCGCGCGTATAGCTTCCGCGCACGATATAGGCACGGTCAGGGGGCGGGCCGAAGCAGATGCGATTGTCATAGTCGAACGCATAGATGTTCGGCTGATTGCGCTCGGGTGTGCCGCGATCAAAATCGACCTTCCATCGTTCATAGCTGTTGAAGAACAGCTCCTTCTCGTTGCCTTGGCTTCCCGTCTCGTAGATCGAATAGGGGTTGAAGGTTGGCGTCGGGCGGGCCCAGCGGCTGAAATCGGTAATGCCGAGCTGCGCGGCGGTGTAGCGGGTCTGGCCGATCGTGAGCGCGTGGGAAAACTCGCCACGCTGCCAGGGCCAATCGGTCCGGCCTGTCTGGATCTGCCGCCACGCCTCGGCGGTCCAGTAGACGATCTTCTCCTGCCGGTCGGTCGGCGGGTTCACGACAGTCGAAAGCCGCTGCGCACGTTGCACCGTGCCGGATTCGCGCTCCACATGGTTCACGAGTTCGAGGAAGGTGGGCATGTGCGCAGCGGCCTTGCGAGTTAGAGCGTCGCGTCCTTGGTCCGCGCGAACCAGGCGTCGATCTCTTCCTGGCTCGGCATGGCCTTGACGTTGAAATCATAGGACTGCTGCTCGACCCATTCGCGCAGCGGCAGGCCGGTGACAGGGTTGATCTCGTCGAGCTCGATCGACACCTTCTCGACCGCGTCGAGCATGACCAGATAGAAGCGGTACGGGATCTGGACCGGGACGCCGCGCTGGATCTCGATGGTGTCGCCGTTGCAGGTCACGAACACCCGCTTGGCGCGGCGCTTGTCGTTGGTCCGCATCACCTCGAGCGTCACCTTGGGATCGAACCGGAAATGCTGGCCCGGACGTCCCGCCGGGATCTTCGCATCGCTGTCAGCGAGCTTCACGCCTTTGGGCGTGACCGGCGCGGCAGGCGCATCTTCCACCAGATCCTCGGGAACCTCGATCTCGGCAAGGTTGGGCGAAACCGCGTGGATCTTGCCGATGATGTTGGCAGCGCTGGTGCCCTTCTTGATGTCGTCGAGGCCTAAAACAGCACTGGCGTACCAGCGCAGCTGTGCCGGGCTGGCATCAGCGATGCTCACCTTGGTTTTCGTCGTCATGGTCTACTCCTTCACTCTGCCGGGGGTTCGGCGGTCAGCTTGGCGATGGCTTCGAGAACGCCCTTGCGGGACTGTTCGCGATCGGTTTCGGCGGCGAGAACGGCGGCCAGCTGCTCGGGCGTCAGGCCTTCCAGGCGGGCGGTGACTTCCGGAATGGTGCCATTGATCACCGCCTCGGCGTCGAAACTGGTGGTGCCGGAGAGCTGCGACCCAGTCTCCCCATCCTCTCCGGCACCGGCGCTCAGACCCTCTTCCCCAAGCGGATCGATCGCCATTTCGTCTTTGATCTCGGGAAGCGCGCTGATGCTGTAGCCGCCGTCCTCGAGCGCGATCTTGAACGGCTCGGGCATGCGCGTCGGGGTTGCGCGCTGCACCTTCATGGTGATGCCGTTGACGGTGACAGGGATAGCCGCGTCGGCGCCAGTGCCTACGACAGTGACCAGCCAGATCGGCTCGCCTGCGAAATGGGGAAATTCTGCCATGGGGATTGTCCTCTACTGGGTGGAAAGGTGGGGCAGGCCGACAAGGGGTCAGCCGGCCTGCCCATAGGCACGCGGTCAGACCGCGTTGCGCATCGCGACGTAGCGGAAGGTTTTGCCGCTCTCGGACAGCGCGCTGCCGACAGTGAAGCCCTTGCCGACGCTCGACGAACCCGAATAGCTATCGATGCCGTTCGAGGTGATCAGCGACAGCCCCGCCGCCCCGCTCGTGCCGGAGTCGACGACGTTGATGGCCTGCAGCGCGTCGCCGGCGCCGAAGCCGTTGAACCATTCCCAGGCAATGTCGCCGTCCGTGGCGTTGATCACGCGCACATAGTCGGGCACGAAACCCAGCTCGATGTTGATGGCAGCGCCGGTGCCGGTGTAGCTGCCGATTTTGACCTGTTCCGTCATGTCATTGATCCTTGATTGAGTGATGGCCAAAGGGGCCAGGCCTTGCGGCCCAGCCCCCAGAGCGATCAGAGGGCGGTCGCCGCGACCTCGAGGCGAACCAGCCAGGTTTCGTTGAGGCGGACGGCGTTGAACCAGCCCTTCCAGCCGACATAGCCGCGCTGACCCAGCGGGTCCGACTTGTCGATGGTGCCGGGATTGATGACGGTCGGCGTGATCGCCATGTTGCGTCCGTCCGGTCCCTTGCTGTCCTTGAGCGGGGTCATGCCGTAGCCGTGCATCGCCATGAACAGCATGGGATAGACGTCGGCCGCAGTGCCCGAGGTGCTGACCATGGAGCCGGCCGAACCGCCCGCGTCCGCGAACGCTTCCAGGTCGGGCGACAGGACATAGCGAACGTCCTCGACCGAGCCGATTTCATACGCGCAGGTGACCTGGCGCTGGCCGTACTCGGCGGTGGGCACGAAGCCCGCGAGGTTGCGGATATCCGCTTCCAGGTCGGTGTGCGCCACGCAGATGTACGCCGCCTCGATCGGGGTGGTGCCGATCTTCACCGATCCGTCGAGGATGTTGGTGAACTTCTTGCCCTTCGCGTTCTTGAGATAGCGGGTGACCTTGCGCTGCTTGTTCAGCGAGATCGCGGTGTTCACCGCCGAGCGGCTCGAGCCGTTGGCATAGAACACGGTGGTGCCGCCGCGCACGACGCCATAGATGACCTGCTCGAAGGTGCGGCCCGAGTTTTCGCCGTTCATCATGACGGCGTCGTTCAGAACCGGATCTTCGCTCAGATCCGCGACCTTGTCGGTGATCACGGTCAGATCGCCGAACTGCTCCATGGTGACTTCGACGTCCTCGTAGAGCATCTGACGCGCATTGGGCGTGACGCCCTCGGTCAGCGGCGTGGTCGCGGCCTCGAACGGAATCGGGCGGCGGAACTTGACCGTCTCGGCCTTGTTCTTCGGGATCGGCTTGACGTCGCCGAACTTGGCCAGAACCATGACCGGCTCGGCATGCTCGAGGTGCTTGGTATAGGCGTACGCTGCGGTACGCTGGCTGATATCGCCATATGCGGTACGTGCCACGGATAATCCCCCAGTCGGCCCGGGGGATCATCCTCCCGGGCGGTTAAGCTCTGCGGCGCGCCTGCCTCGCGATGAGGGCATCTGCGGCCGCGTCGAAATCATCGGGAACCTGGTTGGCGACCGGGCCACCGCCCGCGCTTCCACCGTCCTTCGCCCCTGCCAGCTGACGCCGGCGCTTGTCTGCCAAGGGGTTGGGCTGCTGCTGTCGCGCCGCAGGCTGGGACGCACCCATCTGCATGCGGGCATAATCGAACACCGCCGCCGCTTCCTCGGGGTCGACGATCTGATCCCAGTTGCGATCGAGAGCTTCGCGCACCATGCGGGGCGCGCTTTCCCGGAACGCCTGAAACTCGGGCTTTTGCGCCAGTGTCCGCCAGTCGGGAGCAAGCTCATCCAGCCTCGAGAGGTTCGCTGCGTCTGCTGCTGCCTGCTGGCTGGCGGTCAACTGCTGGACCGGCTGCGCCAACGCGGCAATCTGGCGAGACTGCGCCTCGATCATTGCGATCAGCGGCTCTGCGATTTCGCCATATTCTTCCTTGAGCTGCTGGATGCGCTCAGGGGGCACGGCGGGCTCGCTGCTGCTGCTCTGACCTTCGGAGGGGGTGGACGAACCGGCCTGTTGCTGGGGGGTGGCGTTGCGCAGCCGGGCAACCTCGTTGCCCTTTTCGCGAAGCCGTCGCTCCAATTCTGCGGCCCTCGCAAGCGCTTCCTGGTGTGCAGTGCGCGCAGCTTCGGGGACAGATGACCAGATATCGTCAGCGGACTCTTGCGGCGCTTGGCCGGAGACATCCTGATTTGCCGGGGGTTCATCACCAGCCGGCGGTTCGTCGCCGCTGCCGTCGTCATTGGCCGGATCGTCATCATCACCAGCGTCATCCGACGGGGTGCTGTTGTCGGTCAGGGCCTCGACCGCTGCGTCGAACTCGTCGTCGCCACCATCGGGCTCGGACGGTTGCGATAATGCCTGATCTGGGTTCATGGTTCAATCCTTTTTGGCTGGGGATGGGGAACTGTTAGACGCGGTAGACGTTGCCGGGGTCGCCGATCGTCAGGTTGGAGTCCTTGGACAGGCGCGTTTGCAGGCTCAACACGTAGCGAAGGCCTGCAATCTGGCCGCGCAGATAGTCGGTCTTGGCCGGATCGCTGGGGCGCTCGAGCAGGTCGCGCAGCCGCTCGATCTCCTTCTCGGCCTCCTTCTCGACGACATTCCATTGCAGCGCCATGTCAGACCTCCTGCGGGGCGAGGTTCACCGAACCGCCCGATCCATCGATATCCATGCCGGCGGCGCGGGCCTCTTCCTGGGCCCGGCGCTCGGCTCCCAACTCGGCCGCAAACTTGCGCTCGTCGCTGCTCGTCTTGATGCGCGTCTGCTTGAGGAGCGTCTGCAACTTCGCGAGATCGACGCCATCCTTCTGGATGAGCTTGAGGATTTCGGTTTCGCGCTGGATGTTGGCCACCTCGAGGCGCAGCCGCATATCCATTTCATCGACACCGGCGCGGATCTTGGCGACCTCGATCGCGGACTCGGCGCGGATCTGCTCGGGGGATTTCTCGCCACCTTCGGCCATTGCCTTCAACCGGCGCTCGAACTCATCGGGCTCCACGAGGACGTCGCTAGGATTGATCGCCATGGCCTGCAGCGTCATGCGCAGCGTGTCGTAGACGCGCAGGGCCGGACCGATGACCGGATGCGTGGACCAGTTGGTGGCGATCGCCATGAGCTGCTGGCTCTGGATCTCGCGCACGAGCAAGACCGAGGTGCCGCGCGCCTCGACCTGCATGTCGCCCTTGATGTGTTCCTTGGTGGAAAACTGCATCTGCCAGTCGAAGAACCGGCGGATCAGCGGCGCGGTGATGTCGTCGTCCCAGTTCTTGACCACGCGGCGGAACACCACGTTGGCCGAGTTGAACAGCATCGACATGCCGCCCAGCGTATTGGCCTGGTGCTGGCCCTGTTCGCCCTGCGCAAGCAGAGGCATGTTGATGACCAGATCGATCAGGCGCATGGCCAGGTCGATGATGGCGGCCAGCTGCGTCTGGTTCATCGGAATGTTGTAGATCCGGAACGGCTCGGCGGTGCCGACCTCCTGCCCGCGCTTCTTCCAGACCTTGCGCGGCGTGAGCTTCCAGCTGCCGTTCTCGGGCTCAACCTGCGTCGAATCGACCACGATTTGCGGGCCGACCGAGAGCGCGCCATTGTCGAGCATCATGCGGATGGCGCTGTTGAGCATCGCCTGTTCGTGGCGCATCAGGTGCGGAACACCCACAGCACCGAGGATCGAGGCCTCTGCCTTCTCGAAGCAGAACACCGAATAGAGGCTGTCGCCGCTGTCCATCGGATAGTCCGGCGCGATCTTGAGCAGCTTGCCCTGGCAGAAGTAGATCACCACCATGCGCTCGACGAGCGGGTCATCTTCTTCCTCGATCTCATCGGCCATTTCGTCTTGCCCCATGCCGCGCAGCAGCATCACGACCTGCTCGAGCTCGAGCGGGCCGTGATATTCCCAGATGACGTACTTGCCGCTGATGGCCGAGCCGGGGCTGTTTTCCTCTTCCAGCGATCGAAGCTCGGTCAGGAAGTTGAGATCGTCGCTGTGATTGTTGCGGTCGGGATCGTTGCGCAGGATGACGCGCACGGTTTCCTTATGGAAGTCCAGTTCCTTCGCCATGCGCCGAAACTGGCTCTTGTTCTTGATGTGGCGCTCGAACGTCGATTCGTTATCGGCCATGGAGGTGGCGTCCGTGTCCGGCAGGAAATTCCACGGATCGACGCGACGCGCGCTCGCCCGGGCCTTGCCTGCATCGTGCAGGATGTACTGGCCGGGGATGATGTTGCCGGTGTCCTTGTTGACCTGGGCCTGCCAGCGGCCCCGGCTCTTGTTGGCGATCACCGGCCCCTTAATGATACCCACGCCCAGCTTGCAGGCATCGTGGATGATGTCGCGCGCGACCGCGGCATAGTTGCACTCGGTCAGATCGTCATCGATCTCCATCTGCATGGATTCGGCGCGCTTCTTGGCCTCCTGCTGCACCGCGCGAAGCTGCTTTTCCTTTTCGCGCACAGCCAGCGCCTGTGTGGCTGCTTCCTCGGCGCGAGCCAGAACCGGGGCGCGCTGCTCTTCCGGCGCGCCAGCGTCCACCATGGCGTTGTTCTCTTCGGCGGCAGCGGCGGCCTGCTTCTCGAGCATCAACGCCTCTTCGACCACGGCAGCGGCTTGGTCGTTGAGTTCGGGGACCGGGGTAGGGCTGATCCCCCAGTTCTTGTCATCGGCGGGGAACAGCATGTCCCAGAGCCGTGCCTCCCATGCGATCGTCTTGGGCCGGGTCATGTTGATGAACGCCTTCGAGCGTTCGTCGTCGTTCTGCAGCGCTCCCTCGACGTCCGCCTCGTAGATCCCGTGATACTGGCGTAGGCTCTTGAGCCACCGGGTTTCGATGTTGCTGCGCTTGCTGATGCGGTCCTTCACCATGGCGGATAGGTGATCAATGACGGACGAGACGCCCTTCTGCAGCTCCTCCATTTCCTCTTCGGGCGTGCGCTGCTCCTGGCCGTCAATGGCCTCGTCGAACGGGTCGGCATAGAGCGGGTTGCGCGCCTCTGCCGGCGGCGGGGCAGGTGACATCGGAGTGACCTGGCTGCGCATGTTGGGCTTGGTTGCCATGATCAATATCCCCCGATCCGGTCTGCGACGGTACGAACGCCCTCTTGCTGGCCGATCCTCTGAATGGGCCGGACAATCGCGCGCTTGAGGCCGGACACGACCGCGTAGCGGGTGCCGTCCATGAGGTGGTCGTTTTTCTTGACGATGTGGCCGCGCTCGTCGCGGCGATAGAGACGGTACTCGGCAAGCCAGCTTACGCAGGTTGCAAACACCTTGAGGCGTCCGGTGGACAAGCGCTCCCAGACCTCGAGAATGCCTGCCTCGACCGAGTTGTTCGCGGCGACGATGTTGAGGCCGAGCGAGGTGTATGAGGCAATCAGCTGCTCGCCATCTTTCTGCGAGCGGCCATGCGCGGCGGGATCGATCACCCCGCGCATGGC